CGCATTTAGTACATTCCGAGAACTGATCACCTCGATGCCTTCAGGACGTGCCCACGTTGCGGTCGGAGGAGCGACTATACTGCTCCTTTACGTTTTGAAGAAGAAAGTTTGTTGGCGAGAACTCGCCTCATCTTTGTGTGAGAAATTGTCCCGAGATCCCAAAGTTAGTGTGGATCTTGTGCGGAATACATTTTCTGACACACCTGTGGCCCCGGTTGTAGTTAATCCGGGACACACCCACGCCCTGGCTGCTGGCGCCAGGTCCGCCGCGACCTCTACAGTCAGACTCATGAGTTCTCTTATGGGTTCAGATTTGTATGTCGTGGGCATGTCTCGCTCTGATCAAAGGCGGGGCATGAAAGGATCCCGACAGTGGTTTTGGCCTAAAGATGTCAATGCGCGAAACCGCAATGACCAAAAGGTTGATAACGAAGTGCAATATATGTGCGATGTAGATTACTATTACGATATGCCAAATTATTTGGCGACTGAAGAGAAATGCATCATATTGTACACCATGGTACCTGAATCAACTGCTTCCACTGAAGAAGATGATACGTCATTTTACTTCAACGAAGCGGGAGAACTCGTGACATTTGTCTCTGGAGGAGGACAATATAACCACGAACTCTGGAACTATGGAACTGATTCGTTGTTAGCCGTCAGACGGAAATGGGGAATCCCACTTTCGTCGACGGTCTATGCAGTTGAACGCAAGCAGGTCGCAAGAAACAGACAGCTAATTTTGCTGGCACCCATAAGGCATTTCGGTCTGATTGGGTCTGTGTTTGCGACCCGCTTGTTGGAGGATCGTACGTTAACCCGGTTGAAACCTATTGTGCAGACGGAGGATGGCAACTTTGTCCGCATGAAAGTGTGCAAACCCGATGGCGACGTCCAAGTATCCATCTCACGCCCGTGTTCATTTCTCTCCGCCACTGTGGCAGCATCGATTGATGATGCCATTGCCACAGTATCAAGGTTAGGATCAACCAAATTGCAATTACCCACTGTAGCATCCTGGTTGGGGGAATCCCCCGAGTCCAGGAAGGCAGCAGCCATACTGACGGAATACCATCGAACGCAAAATGCTTGTCGCGATCCAATGGTGTTCTGTGTAGCGCAGGCTGTGAGGGCTTACATGCATAATTACGAAAAGTACACGGGTGAAGAGAAACCAAAATTGATAGCCTTTATGTCACCAATGATTCACGGAGCATTCACGCCTTATATTTGCAAATCTTCAGAAGAAAGATGCGTCCAAGGACGAATTAATAAATTAAGGAAAGAAGAACCCAAATATAACGCATTCCGTGATCGCTGCATGGACGAGTTTGCGAACCTCGTCTGTGGGGGCACAACCCTACACCCAAAGATGTTGGAATCTGTTGAATCCAAACAGACCACCCCGGCACAACGTGTGAGCTTACGTAAGGCGTTCCTCAACGGACATATTCGAAAACGCATTTTAAAATGCTTCCTTAAGGCGGAAGCATATGCTGATGTTAAAGATCCGAGGAACATTTCTACTTACAATGACGCAGATAAACTAGACATGGCCACTTTCGCCCTAGCTTTGTCTGAACATTGTAAGCAATTTTCCTGGTATGCGCCAGGCAAAACACCGTTACAAATAGCCCAACGCGTTGTGGAAATCTGCGCAAATGCTGATTTTGTGAACGTCTCCGATTATCATCGTATGGACGGAACAATATCACACACCTTGCGCAGAATTGATAGAATGGTTTGCATGAAGGCCTTTGTAAACCACCGGGACCTTTTGAATAATTTGTTGGAAAGGAATGCTAACAACAAAGGATACTTACCATTTGGAACATCTTTCGAACAGGGACCTTCGCATGGATCAGGCTGCTCAGCAACCAGCCTGTTCCAAACGCTGCGCGCTTCCTTCACCAGCTATCTTGCCTACAGGCACACACAGAGAAATGGTGTTTATCTCTCCCCGGAGGAAGCGTTCAATGCACTCGGCATTCACCTTGGTGACGATGGCCTCGATGCTAACCTTGACCCCAAGGAACATGAATGGGCAGCGCGGTCCGTGGGACTCGTCCTGGAGGCCGCTGTGGTTCCAAGAGGACATCGGGGTGTCACATTCTTGGCACGGTATTATTCACCGGAAGTATGGTATGGCTGTCCTGACAGTATGTGTGATACTAAAAGACAGCTCGCCAAATTCCACACGACGGTTCGCTTACCTGAAAATGTCTCAGCTGAAAGCAAGCTGGTGGAAAAGGCCATGTCATACGTGGCAACGGATAGAAACACACCAGTCATTGGTCCATTTTGCCGAAAAGTGCTATTGCTGTCGAGCTTTCGACCTAAACGATTGCTCAACGTGGGAACTTGGTGGGGACGATTTGCCGAGTCCGACCAGTACCCCAACGAAAATGTTGGAGGCTGGATGGACGTGGAGTTTAACCACTTGCTTCCTGAATTCGACCGAAAGTTATTCGACGACTGGCTGGATGCCGTTGAACAACCCTCGGAGTTGCTTCGTCCCCCTTTATGCCAGGAGATTAACCCCCCCACAAAATCAGATGTACCAGTTGTTGTCGATGGGGATGTTATCCGAGCTAAAGAACAAAGCGAAATCGAACCACAGCAAAAAGAGCAGCAAGAGGTCGAGCGGAGAAGACCTAGAAAACCTCTCCGCACGCGTCGAAAAACTACAATTAAATCCATTAAAGAAGACGCGAAGAAAAGGAAGGACTGCGGTGAGCAATAGTTCTTCGCCCTGAATAGGGAGATCAATGCCTCATAGTGAGGAAGTCGCGTAAGATACTCGCGGCCGTTGAACCAAGTAGG